CAACTCCTCCCTCATCGCCCTAACCTCCCCAATCAAATCACTGTAGCGCTCCTCGGCGTCCATCTTTACTTAAAAATACCATACTTACACACACTACTTAGGTATCCATCTTACACATCGCTCCTTCACCCAATTTGTACCCAGTCTTACAATTTCTGAAACTGCATTTTAGATTTCTGTTAAGAGCGTACACACCATTTTCATCATCACCCCCCTCACATTCATCACCTTCTCGTTTTCCAAAATATATGTATATTCCACCACCAACTACACTAAACATTGAACATAACATACAAATTATTAATATAATAACAACAGTTTGATCATCCATTATTATATTAACATGGTTTTTTAATTAATTAAACATATCTAAGCTGTCCTCTTCCATATATAGACAGTCGTGTAAGGTGGCATGTTATCGTGTGGCGCGGTGGTCCCATCCGCCTGGCCTCCTCCTAGACCGGTTGCCTTATAGTAATTTGTGTTGGCATCACCAGATAGCTGCTCCCCACGTGCGTATGGAAGGTTTGCGGTCGATACGCCGTCACGGGGTCGGTCGGGGTGATTGGGAAAATACGAACTCCAACTCCCTGGGCCCTCCGCGTACCCAGGGAATAATCTCATGTTGTGATCATGAGGGGCGATTTGCTCCTTTGTCAAAGTGACCTTTGTACTACCACCCTTCTGGTTAGCGGGAAATTCTTGAATAACGGCACCCGCATTATTTGTCAGATTGCCTGCACCCACAAGGGTACGACCCTTGCTAAAAGCTTCCCATGTTGTTGTCCAACCATCACCCTTTAAAGTATTACCAGGGTTTTGGCTATTTGTCGATGTAAAAATACTCCCCACTGGGTAAATTGCATCGATCATGATTTTTCTAATGTCGCTAGGCGTCGTCATATAGTTTAGACCAAGATTTTAATTTTTATGCGACTTCAGCAATACCCCCACCATCGGTTCTTTCCCAAAAATAGACAGTTATATAGGGTGGCATGTTATCATGTGGCGCGGTGGTCCCATCTGCCTGGCCTCCTCCTAGACCGGTTGCCTTATAGTAATCTGCGTCGGCATCATCAGATAGCTGCTGCCCACGCGCGTATGGAAGGTTTGCGTACGTGACACCGTCGCGGACCTTCCCACCACAAAAATCACCTGAATCACAACCCACAGAGTTTTCGGGAAAATACGAACTCCAAGTCCCTGGGCCCCCCGCGTACCCAGGGAATCGTCTCATATTGTGATCGTGGGGGGCGATTTGCCCCTTTGTCAAAGTAACATCTGTACTACCACCCTGATCTCCTACATTAAACATTGTAGTAACGTTGCGTGTATCTGTAACGGATCCCTGACCCACTAGGATTCTACCCTCACCAAACTTCTTCCATATTGTAGTCACACCGGGAACGGCGTTTAGCGCCACAGAGGGATTGACGTCATTGGTTGTTTTTATAATACATCCACTGGGGTATACCTGATTAACAAAACCAGCAAAATCGTCATATACGATCTGATACTGGGCCTGTTGAGCCGCCGTTAATTGTTGCTGTAGGAGGAGTTGAGTTTCGGCGGCAGCTTTCTCCGCTTCCAATTCAGCAGCTTGTGTCAATGCATCTGCTGCAGCTGCCTCCGCTTCCGCCTCCGAAGCAAGCTTTTCCGCCTCAGCCACCTGAAGAGCTAGTGCTGCAGCTGCTTGCCTAGCCTCAGCTTCCTCGAGTTCTTTCAAAGCCACGTCTCTCGCGGCCTCGGCCTCTGCTTTGTCAGCCTCGGCAGCAGCCTCAGCGGCGACAACCGCAGCATCAGCGGCGATCCTTGCAAGTGCAAGTTCTTCGTTGGCTATCTCCAATGTAGTTTTAGCCTTCTCCTCTACGATGAAAACACATGCACCCTGGGCGTTTATTTCGAAACCTGGGCGACACTGAACGAATCTACATTCAAGATCTTCATCAAGTTTGTATGAAGCATTCAGGTCAAGTCCTGTGCAATCATCACCTTCCTTTTTGGTTTCCCTGGTAACAAACCAAATTATAACACCACCAACGATGACAAGTAATAAAATGAGAATGCCCACGACAGCTGGATTCATCTCTGTATATTATACTATATCATTATTTTTTTTTCATTACATTTAGTAAATGAACCGGCCAATCATTAATGTTGCTATCGAAGCTCTCATCATAGGTGTGATGAATACCACCCTCATTTACAGTATTAACAAAATCGATCCAACTCTAGAGTCGCCTGTGCTCCACTTCATAGCTGGTGCTCTAATTCATGTTATTTTCGAATACACTGGAGGTAATAAATGGTGGTGTAAGACAACTTACTGAAAACCAAACATCACCTGCATAGCATCCTTAGCCTCATTCAAGTCATCAAGTTCGTCACTTAAATCCTGGATCAGTTCCCGATTTACAAGATTCATTCTCTCAATGTAACTCTTGTAAAAAAGCCTTTCGTTTGGGATATGAACCCCGTGCTCACGAAGACCTTCAATCGTAAGTTGCTCAACCGGAAAATCATGGTCCATCCTTAGCGCCTCCGATCGGATAGCTTCCCGCTTCACAGCCTCTGTTGCGTTCTTCCGAATTTTGATGGTCTTTAAACGATCTTCAATCTGTTTGATCTTCATACAGAGTTCATTGTAGTCTCGTGTAGGAAGAGGTTGGAATGGAGGAATCACTGGAAGACTCCTAGAATCAATAGTAGGTGGATCACGGACGAGATCCCCCATACTCTCACGGTAAAGTCGATCCATCTCGTGAATATTTCCCTCGAGTCGCAAAGCAGCTTGCGCAGCATTGGATATCCCATCATGGACACCTTTCATTAAGTCACACATTTTCAAGTAACTCCCCTCTGGAATTGACTTGGAAATGGTATCGAGTTCAGCCATGAGGTCTCGGAGATTTTCCATTTTTGCATGTTAAATTAATTATAATTTCTTGTACTTAGGTTTTTTTTCACGCATTTTTGAAGCTTCTAAAATCTTCTTCTGGAGATTATTTGTCAAATTGTAACCAGTTAGTTCTTTAAAGAGTTCTTTATTCCCATTCATAGCAGCCGCACGAGCCTTAGTTGCAGATGGTGCATTTTTGGGGCGGTTGAGGGTCACTTTATTGAAGGGTAAAAATTTAAAAGCGTTCTTTCGATTTTCACCCACGATCATGACGGAGTTTGGTCCAAAGTTTTCTGTAATCTTGACGACGCCCCTGTTCTTCGCAGAAGACATAAAGGTTACACCCGGAAACCAACCCCTTAGGATGCGCAACTTGTTCGCAACGGAGAGAGGATTCTTCATGTTGCCAGTGGAATGCGAAACGATGATAACAGGCTTCTTGTTAACGTTTCGAGCCTTCTTGACAATCTCCTCAATCATCATCTTGTGACCCAAATGTGGTGGGTTGAACCGACCATATGTAAAGACGACGTCCATTTATATACATCAATATTTTTACACACCATCCAATCCATCTATAGCATCCTGAATTCGCCCAATTTGATGTGAAATTTTTTCCCTGTACCTTTCCCGAAATTCATTTTCATGGAGTAGGTAACGATTAAACACTTGGTTTTTCGCTCCCACTGACAACTCTTCCCAGTCGGCGTCACTTAGTCCCATCATTTCACAAAAGTCATATTGTGCATCAAGTTTTACTCGCTTCGTTATACGAATAAGTTTTTTATGGTCGGTGCGCTCTCTCCGCAAATAATTAATTTGCCCCTGAAGGTAATTGTAATCAGCATCAATCGCCTTATCATAAAATGACTCAAACATTAAAGAATTTTCGATCCTTCTTGTCTCCTCATAATCAAAAAGATACACAGGATCCGTTCTCGAAGCGTATGCACTCTTCAAATGATTACAAATTTGCAAATATTCACCATCTCCAAACTTATCAGAGTTTCTGTCTATTATTTGCATAACTTTTATCAGATCACTCATCTTAAAAACAGAGCACTTCTTTTGTCTAAGTATTTTTTTCAAATGCTATCTAAGACGATGTATCAGACTACATATGACAAATCTGAATGTCAAATTGGTGTGATACACATTGGGTATGGTGCTTTCCACAGGGCGCACCAGGCTGTTTATATCGACGATTACATGGAAACAACTGGCGATTTACGATGGGGAATTGTAGCCGTAAATTTAAGATATGAAGGATTTCGTGAAATAGATGATTACGTTTTGAAAACACCTTCGCAATATAGAATGGTGAGATCTCATCTGGATTATATAGATTGGACTCAAAGTAGAGCAATTGCCAAACATCTACTTACACTTCCCAGTGTAAGCCTCATAACTATCACTGTCACAGAAAGTGGATATTCTCCAGGATCACCACTATTCGAATATCTCGCATGTGGTCTTAGAAATAGAAATGCACCAATCACAATTTTATGTTGTGATAATATCCGACAAAACGGTCTCGTTCTCGAAACACAATTCTTAGCGTACCTCTACCAAACCAATCAATACGAAATGGCCGATTGGGTAAAAGAAAATGCCAAGTTTCCATCGTGTATGGTAGATAGGATTACACCTAGAACAACAGATTGCTTGAAAGAAGAAATTGACAAATTATATCCAGGTTATGGTATTAATCCGGTTCAAACAGAAGAGTACTCCCAGTGGATCATCGAGAAATCATTTGCGTCACAATTCCCAGATCTGAGTCGTGTCGGTGTAACCTTTACCGAAAATCTTGAACCATATGAAGAAGCTAAAATTCGTATTCTCAATGGGGGGCACACGTCTCTCGCATACCTTGGAGCCCTCACGGGGTACTCCACATTTGATCAAGTGATGGCGAATTCAGTGCTCCGAGAACATTTTAGAAAACTTCAAACAGAAGAGATTGTTCCATCCATAGAAAGTGAAGTTCCATTCGACCTATACGATTACATGGAACAAGTTGAAGAAAGAATTTCAAGTGAATTCAATGGTGATAGCTTGGATCGAATATGTATGGATGGATTTACAAAGTTTCACACTTTCGTCGTTCCATCCCTGCGTCGATGCTTAGAACAGGGAAAGAGACCAATTCACACATATAAAAGCATCGCGGCGTGGTACATATATGCAAGAAGATTTGGTCGAGGGTGCACAAAGATAAAATATAGCGAACCCAATTGGGTTCTCCTAGAACCACTCCTCAGAGATGGTCACGTCGATGACTTTGTCTCAAATGAAAGATTGTGGGCGGATATTCCAAAAAAATACATTACATTTACAAGAGATCTAAAATCTATTCTACTCTCCCAAACGTACGAAAAGGAAATTGACCTCCTTGACTAATCACTATAAATTTCTTCATACCATTTAGATATGGAAAGTCTTCAAAAAATCAACACACTCATTGAAGAACTTCCAATTGAAAATGAATGGGTCTATATACAAATATGTAACGAATTGAAAAAGGTACATCTCAAATTACAGGAACTTCAGGGCAAAGTTGAATCGACAGCTATACTAGATCCATCCGCGCCGCCCTGTACAACCGCTTAGCTATAGTCCCCCAATGCATGAGCCATGTTAAATCTTCATACCCCACACTTTGAGAAAAATCGCGGTATGTCGATGCAACCAACTCCGCAGTAACTCTTAAATCCTCCCTCAATCGCTCGGTTTCTTCCATCTCTTTTTTCAGATAGTTTTCATAAATTGTGTGTTCATCTTCGGTTGCAATTTCGAACACCTTTGCCCGAAGTTCTGCAATCGTATAGTCTTCGAGATATTCCCCATGCGCAGCGGCAACTTCACGGAGAGCATCCAATTTGAGAGCTGGTGTGATCGCGGTTCGTTTTTGATTGCGATCAAACTCCCTATTTATCTGATCAAACATAGACATCGTCATAATCCATTGATAACATTTGTCAATACAATTTCGATCTATCACAATCTCTCGTTCAGTCGAATCTGGTATTACATGTAACGTGTTTTCAGATCCATGAATGGTCTTCATAAGAGAACACATTTTTAGATAATCTCCTTCGGGGATTGAAGAAGAATTTTTATCTATGAGACCCATAAGTTCTTGAACAGACATTTTATTACATTTATATTAAATAAGCGCTACTTAGGTTTATATAAGATCTAGACGTTTTTTTGTAATGCTTCTCAAACTCGTCAAATTCGTCAAGAAGATGTGTGATATCATCATCCATGTACATAGACATTCGAATTCTATCGCTCAACTGAAGAATCTTAAATGAAACATCTGTTACGCGGTCTTTTTTCATTACGAAGGACAAAAGTCGATTGCACTTCGTAAGGAGAACTTCAAGATTTTCGCGGCGTTCTTGGGATCTTGGTTTCCGTATCTCAATGTATCTCTTCTCACCACATTCATTTGTAGCTTTGATGACTATATAATTATTCAATTTTTCATTGAGTCCGGGTGTTCTGCAAACAGGTTTCGGGGCAAAGAAATCGGCAAGCGAGTATAGGAAATGTTGCATTTTTTAGGAGCTGGTGGGGCTTCGACGGGTTCGGTGCAATAGAGAACTTCCTCCCAAATGATACGCTGAACGTCCGAACAAAGTAGAGCCGTTGCCTGACAGAATGCAATTCGGTATTCGTCTGTCACAACTGGGATGAGAAACTCTTTCATTCTTCGTGAATTTCACTTATTTCCTCGCGACTTAGGTTCCTCTTGAGCCTCATATGCTCCAATTGAAAATCAAGATACATACGATACGGAGCATCCCACACTGCCATTTTGACCCATGTGTAGATTGATTTCATATAAACCGGACCCATTGAAGTCATAGTATTATAAAACG